GATGACATTTAAATTTAATACACTTAGACTGGTCCAGTCTATATAATTGTCTGATGTTTGAATTTCTAAACTGGGGTTAAACAACACCAGTATCTGTTCCATAATCTGAAGTTTTTGTTCAGTGTTGGCACTCCAAATATCTACTTTTAACGTCAGTTTAAATGGCGTAGGCATCAACCGTTCAACAGTATAATTACGTCCTTGTCCATGAGTATATTCGCCGCTGTTGTTTACATCTCTTTCACGAATATGTACTTTACTAACAAACGATGAATCAGACAATCTGTCTCTATCTAATGCCAATGCAGTTACATACACAGCAATTCTGGGAACACTATTGACTTTATTTTCTGAGTTGTTGCGGATAATACTTGCTGCTTGTCTGTCTGCATTGCCATACATCACAGGTATGCGCACAAGTGTGCCATCGCCATATTTGACCACAAAGTTACTGAACACACGTATTACCTGTGTGATGTAACGTCTTATTTGCCCATCATAAAAATGTTCCATTATAAATCTGCCCTTGGTTTCAGCGCCTTACTCAAACTTTGTTTTTGAGCTTCTCTATTATTGTACAACGTCACAGTACCTTGGCCAGTATACGGAATTGACTGTTGTACTGTATCAATTATGGGTAAATTAATTTGTATAGCAGAACTTTGAACTCCCATTGTATTGGTATACTGGTATGATGTAAGTAAACCGGGCTGTTTAGAAACTTCGTATTGAAATAAATTTAATAAACTTTTTTCTGTTTCTAATTTGATAACAACAAAACTAGCAGTGGTTGTAAACGGAATCTGTGTAGGAATTACAATATCTCCCAGTGTCAATTTTTTGTAATCAGATGCTACCATATCATTATAGATGAATGCATCATTGTTGATAAATCCTGTTTTCTGTGTGTTGCGAGAGTTGTTATTTGTCATATTTGTTCTCACAGCATCTTCCACAGCTATCCATGCACTCACAGTGCCATCAAATCTGTATAATCTGTTGGGAAGATAATCTGTACGCAAGAAGAAATCGTCAGTTGCAGGTGCAAATGGAAATTGTATACCATGGCCAAAATCGTATCCGTTGACTGGAAATCCATCACCCAACAAGTATCCGGTATATCCGCTACGCTGAGGAATACCGTGTTCAGTACTGGCCAGTATGCTTGTACCACTATCGCCTGCAAATAAATCTGCGGTGCTGGCTGTTTCTAACACAGGTCTACCACTAGTTGGGTCCACAGCCAATGTATAATATTGTCTAGTATTGTAGCCGCTTTCTGGTGCATCTGCCTCAGCCTGTGCCACAATTTGATCGTTGATTTCCAACTCTCGATTATGCATGCTGAGTAGATCTCTCAGAGTGGTGTTTGCTATGGGATCTCCGTTGGCATCTTTTGCTTGTTGATCAAATATCTGTGAAAATTGTTGACTGTCCGTGACTTTCTTTATTTTTAATCTATACAAATGCGGAAACCAAGTCACACTGAACCCTTCACTTGCACGACCCACATCTTCGATAACATAGTATCTGGGCAAGCTGACGTCAAACTCATTAAGTGCAAAATCGTCACGCAAATGCGGCAATTCTATCACATCTCCGCTGATGGGTTTACGACCTATGTACTTGATAAAATCATTTATATGTACTGTCATGTACAAGGTATCGTTGTCAATAAACAGGCCAAACTGGCTTAGATTAAAGTCAATGTTTTGCACATTATACAACCCACGAATTCTGTATATTTGTGTATCATACGTGCGATCTCTATTTTCTAAAAACAACAGATCTTGTATGTTTGTTTCTTTTGTAGTGGCATAATGTGGTTGATCAGCGGTGGCATTTGCTGCATCCGTATTGGTGCCTATATACTTGTGTAAGTACACGTCTGTTCCGCCCGCCTGAAACATTTCAGACACATTGCGGTCTATGAACCGATAATCTCGGCCTTTTTCTGGTTTATATAAACTTAGTCTTGGCATGATAGTATTTATGGTAAGATAAATATCATAGGAGAACATTACAATGTCAGATACCATACCATCAACAACCCAGTCAAATTCTACGGTAGAGCGCAACAAGGTATTTGAGTTTATCAAACTCATGCTGGGCGATGGTATGATTGATGTGGAACTAGATCCAGCTCACATGGAGTTGGCCCTGGAGCGAGCATTGACGCAATACCGTCAACGCAGCAGCAATGCTGTGGAAGAAAGTTACTTGTTTTTAGAGCTGATTCAAGACCAAAACGAATACAGATTACCCGATGAAGTTATTGGTGTTAGAGAAGTGTTTAGAAGAGCAGTGGGATCACGTACTGGGCTTGGCGCCGGCGGCACACTGTTTGAACCGTTCAACTTGGCTTACACAAATACCTATTTGATGACAGGCAGCATGATGGGTGGCTTGGCAACATACGATGCATTTGCTGGCTATCAAAAACTGGTGGGACGTATGTTTGGCAGCTATATTGAATACAACTGGAAACCCACCAGCCATACTCTGGACATTTTGCAACGACCCTTTGCACAAGGCGAACAAATTCTCATCAGAAGTTACAACTTTAGACCAGACTGGGTATTGTTACAGGATATATATGCCAAACAATGGCTGAGAAATTATTCGCTTGCAGTGTGCAAGCAAATACTGGGTCAAGCACGCTCTAAGTTTGGTTCAATTGCAGGCCCTGGTAGCCCAATTACTCTCAACGGTACTGCATTAATTTCTGAAGCCAAAGAAGAAATGGAAAAGTTAGATAAAGAAGTACAAGATCTAACAGCCGGCGGCTTTGGAATGACATTTGTAATTGGCTAAAAAACTCTTGACCTTGCGATAAAACTGTTATATAATAGCACATCAACGGGGGTGCTATGATTATAGGCGTATGCGGTTTTATTGGCTCTGGCAAAGACACAGTTGCTGATTATCTCACTAACTTCCACGGTTTTAGACGTGAGTCGTTTGCCAACAGTTTAAAAGATGCGGTGAGTATGGTGTTTGGCTGGGACAGAACCATGCTGGAAGGCCGCACAAAACAAGCCCGTGAATGGCGCGAACAGATAGATCCGTGGTGGGCCAACCGCTTGAACATGCCTAATCTTACGCCACGCTGGATTCTACAATATTGGGGCACTGAAGTTTGCCGCCAAGGGTTTCACGATGACATGTGGATTGCTGCCCTGGAAAACAAACTACGCACCAGCACTGACAATGTTGTTATATCAGACTGTCGTTTCCCCAACGAAATTAAAAGTATCAAACAAGCAGGCGGCATTATTGTGTGTGTGAAACGTGGCATTCAACCACACTGGTTGGACATTGCTATGCAGGCAAATCGTGGCAGCGGCAATGCTCAAGACTGGTTAAAGAATGAAAAAATTCATGCCAGTGAAACTGCATGGGTGGGCACTGACTTTGATGATGTGCTGGATAATGATGGCACTATAGATGACTTGTTTGCACAGGTTAAAAATCTGGTCGAAGATCGCCTTGTTTCCACTTAACGCCTTCTTTGTGAAGCACCTTGGCACAGTTAGAACAAACTGTTTTTAAGTTGGCCGGCCTACAATTATTAAGTTCGCCGTCAACATGAAACACACTGAACACTTCTTGATGTGGGCTTTTGAAGCCGCATTTGTCACATTGATTTTTTAATCGATACCCTGAACGATACCATCTGGGTATGCTGGCATTTATGCCGCCTTTGAGGCACGCCTCACATAATCTCCTGTAATAGGTTTTGCCGTTCTTAATATAGTTAACAGCTGCGGGTCTGTGTCCGCATGTGCAAAGTGGTCTCATACTTTATTTACACCTTTTCAATCCCTTTTGATGGGTGTATAACAGGTATAAAAAACCAAAAACTACTAAATACATTTAAGAACATGTACACATGGAGATAAAATATGGCACAACTAAGTTCACCAGGCGTAAGCGTTAGCGTAATAGACGAAAGTTTTTATACACCAGCTGCACCTGGAACCGTACCCTTAATAATTATAGCATCCGAAGAAGACAAACTAAATGCTGCAGGAACTGGTATTGCTCCGGGTACCACAGCAGCAAATGCTGGCAAAGTTTGGTTGCTCACAAGTCAATTGGACCTTGGCAATACATTTGGTATTCCTTACTTCCAAACTGATGCAGAAAGCAATCCAGTCAATGCTGGCGAGCTTAACGAATATGGATTGCAAGCAGCTTACAGTTTCCTAGGCGTAAGCAATCGTGCTTATGTGGTACGTGCTAACGTGGATACAAAACAACTGATTGGCTCAACAAGCAGCCCATCAGGCGAGCCAACAGATGGTAAAGTTTGGTTAGACACTGCAGAAAGTAAGTTTGGTATTTTTGAGTGGAATGCCAACTCTGCCACTACCACCGGCGGCCAAACATTTACTGCACAAACAGTGACAGTTATCACCAACACAAGTTTGTTGGTGGGCGGCACAGCAGGCAATGCACCGTTGGCCAGCTTTGGTACAACTGGTACATATGCACTGGTGGCCACCACCACACTAAACAAATTATTCTACAAGAAAGGTGCAACAGACGGCATATTGGCCGCTGGCACTTGGGTAGCAGTTGGATCAACACTGTGGACGGCCAGTCGCCCAACAGCTATCAGTACCACAGCTAGTCCAGTATTAACAGCCACTGGTGTTTCAGCTGGCAGTGCTATTATCGGTGACGGTGCGGCAATTGCAGCATCTGGCTCAGTGATGACAGTGAATG